CATGGACGCTGAGACGTGGATCCTGCCGAAGGACGCCGTCGAGTACGGCTTCGCGACAGAGATCGACGACGAGGACGAGGACGACGACGAGCCGAAACAGTCCGCTTTTGGCGTGATCATGCGCAAGCTGACAGCTCCGGAACCGGTCCTGGAAGCGCAGGAGATCAAGATCGACATCGACGAGCTCGCGAAAGCGCTCTCCGAGACGATCATGAAAGGAACAGAAAAACCCGAGCAGCCTGAGAGAAAAAGCTGGGCTGCATTTTTTGAAAGGAGACAGTAATGAGAATCGATAAGACTCCCCTTAACGAAGAGACAAAAGCAAAGATCGTCCAGATGCTGAACGACGCAGAGGACAAGACTGTGGCCATCACAGAGGCCATGGAGATGGTGATCAGCGAGACCCAGGGCGCTCTGATCGAGCAGGTCGTTCGCGAAGCCAAGAGAGCTGAGCAGGACGCTGAGTACAAGAAGAGCCTCGGCCTTCGTCCGCTTTCCGAAGCTGAGAAGAAATTTTATGAGATGCTGAAGGGCGGCGCTAAGCAGGCGCTCACTGCAGCACAGATCGATATCATCCCGATCGAGACCATCGACAAGACTCTCGAGGATGTCCGCACTGAATACCCGATCATGGACCTGATCACATTCGCACCTGCAAACGTGAAGCACTGGCTGACCGGCTCCAAGAGCGGCGCGGCTGTATGGGGATCCCTTGCATCTGCACTTTCCAACACCGCCGAGCTGTCCGCTACACTTACCAGCCTGAACATCGAAGTCGGCAAGCTCTATGCTTACTGCATCATCCCGAAGTCCATCAGGGACCTCGAGATCGGTTACGTCGACAGGTACTTCCGTGCGATCCTGCAGGAAGCCATGTATGACGGCATCGCTGACGGCTACCTCAATGGCACCGGCAAAGACGCTCCCATCGGCATCCTGAAGCAGATCAGCGTCACCGGCCAGGATGGCACTCACACTGCTAAGACTGTAGCACAGACCCTGACAGGCTTCGCTCCGAAGCAGCTCGCTCCCGTTCTCGCGGCTCTGTCCAACGGCGGCAAGCGCGCAGTCAATGAGATCGTAGTCATCGCGAACCCTGCGGACGTTTACAACTATGTAAATCCCGCGCTGTACGGCGACAGCATCTCCGGCGGCTACATCACAAAGAGCTTCATGCCTGTGACTGTAATCGCAGAGCCCAAGATGGCACAGGGCACAGCAGCTATCACCATGAAGGGCTACTACACCATGGGCTTCTCCGGCCTGAAGGTGCAGGAATACACAGAGACCAAGGCCCTCGAGGATGCAGATCTGCTGATCGCGAAGGTTTACGGCAACGGCCGCGCGGATGACGACAGCGTAGCTTATGTCTTCAACGTCACAAAGCTCGCTGAGTACAGACCCACTGTTGTGACCGTAGCAGCTGAGTAATTAAGGAGGGCGGAGCCTGAATGACTAACGAACAGTACGAGATACTGGCCGAGGAGATCAGGGCGGACAATCAGGTTCCGCCCTATACTTCCGACAATGTAATTATCAATTCGATCGTAAAGTGCGAAATGCGTCTCAACATGCTGAGGCCCGGCGCGGACTTCGTAACGGATCCGCTCTCCCGCGGGCTCCTCAAGGACTTCGTGTACTACGACATGGTGCATCGCTTCGAGGAGTTCCTGGTGAACTACGGCCCGGACATCCGCGCGTGGCAGCTTTCCGAGGAGGTGGCAGATGCGTCTGAATAAGATGGCAACGCTCCCGGAATACACGGACGGGTGCTTTGAGCTGTACGACATCATCGACAGTGACGGGGAGAGGAAGATCCGGGCGCGCGACCTCAGGCCTGTGTGGTTCCGCGACATCGCGGTCTATGACCGCACGCGGATCACGTTCGAGCAGGCTGACAAGGAAGTGACCATGAAGATCCGGATCCCGAGGTGGTCGGGAATTGACTCGAACTGTGTATGCCTGATCGACGGAGTGCAGCATAAGGTCTACAACAAGGCCGACGTGATCTCCAGCCAGGGATACATGGAGACGGAGCTGACCCTGGTCAATCCGACGATGGACTACGAGGTGGTAGAATGACGAAAACTGAGCTCATAGAGCTGATCAACAGTACAGGCATTACGGCCCGCGAAAACGAGCTGTACCTGGAAGATCTGAAGAACTTCCCAAAGATCGCATACTGGGAATACATCATAGAGGATGTCATGGCCTCCGGCGATGATTATGGAACAGTCGTGACCTATCAGGTATCCTTTGCTTCCAGGACTGTGAGGCCTCCGGAACTGATCAGACTCAAGAGGGCGTTCAACGACGCCGGCTATCATCCCGTCATCTATCACGAGACCCTGAACGCCACAAACGGCCCGGCATGGCATCACTACTACTTCAGGGTAGAGATCGAGGAGGAGCTGGACGATGGCAGCGGGACCTGAAGGCCTTGAGAAGTTCATGGATCTTCTCCAGCAGTACGAGAAGGCCGCAGACGAGAAGCACGTCGCTGATGTGCTGATGATAGCAGGCCAGTCGCTGGCAGAGGATGTCCAGAGGCTTCCCAAACCGCGCAGAAGGGGCGCAGGCTACACGCACATGCTCGACTCAGTAGTTGCCACGCCTTCCGGGAAAGACGCCGTGCTCGTCTCCTGGGGGCAGTTTTACGGCAAGTTCGTGGAGTACGGCACCAAGAAGATGGGCGCACAGCCGCACCTGATCCCGACATGGGAGCAGAACAAAGATCGATATTACAAACTGATGACAGATAACCTTTTCGCAAAGGTAGGAGGTTAATTAATGGCTATTACAGAAAAAAGGCCGTCGACCAAGTACACCGTCGGCGCTCAGTACATCTGCTTCAACACGGATCCGAAATGGACCGCTGAGACTTTTGATACAGATGTGACTAAGCTTCCCACGGTCGTGGACATCGACGTGGCTGATAACTCCGACTCTTACGAGTCCTACGCTTCCGGCGCTGTGTATGATTCTGACACGCTTGTGACCTACAAAGAGATCAGCGTCACACAGCTCGCTTTTGACGAGGCAACGATCGCCAAGATGAAGGGCGACACGAACGACGAGGGCATCATCATGTCCGGCGGCGTGAAGGCCAGGCCCTACTTCGCTTACGGCGTGCCGATCATCAAGAAGGACAGGACCATGGACATGCGCTGGTATCCCAAGTGCAAACTCGTGGATAACTCCGACGCGACGGCTACATCCACAGATTCTCATTCCGATCAGACCGACTCTCTGACCATCAGAGCTTACGGCTTTGACGCGGATCAGAACCAGGAGGTGAAAGTCCTCACGGCAGAGACGGCCAATGCAGGCATCACAGAGGACGCGTTCTTCGCGGCTCCTGTGCTGACAGTGGCAGCAGTGAAGGCTCTCAGGCCTAGCCAGTAACGGATAAGGAGGCTTGAATGCCCAATAATACGACAAATGACGCGGGAGCAGCTGCTCCCGCTTTTGTTTTACGTGAACTGAAATCAAGCGATGTATGGCAGCTCGTCCGGGTCCTCCGGAGGTTCAACCTCAGAGAGGCGCGCAAGCTGATCGACCAGGATCTTGTCAAAAAGTCAAAATTTGAGAAGCCTATGAAACTGGTCGACGGCGAGCTTGTGCCGATGCTTCCGGACGAATGGACGGCGGCACAGCGGAAGGCCTTCAAGGCCGCAAAGGCGGCGAATGAGGAGCTCACCTGGCAGGCACTCGACATTCTGATCAACAACATCAGCGGGTGCGAGGATGAAGTCAACAAGCTGCTCGCCATGGGCATCGATAAGGATATTAACTACATCAGGAACATGGACGCGGGCGATTATCTCAACCTTATCGTCCAGTACGTGACTCGTGAGGGCTTCTCCGATTTTTTTATGCAGGCGCAGCGCTTGCTGGAAAAGACGGGAGCATCGCGAAACTCTATAGGATCTGCAATGACGTTGATCAAATGATCGACACGGGCCTCGCCGTAGGCTGCCTGAGTGAGGTCATACAGGACGTATGGAAGCAGGATGCACAGGACCTGAAGGTCCGGCGCTGGCTCCTGCAGGGTCACGGAAAGTCCTATAAGCAATTCTGGGGAGAAGATTATGGCGGCTAATAACTTACAGGAAGCTGGCCTGATATTAACAGCACAAGGCGCGGATGATTTCAAATCTGCGATGAAAGGCATCTCTGCGGCAACGAAAGAGGCCTACTCCGAGCTGAAGTTGGCCCAGTCACAATACGACAAGAATACATCCGCCACGCAGAAGCTGGCCGACAGGCAGAAGTATCTGCAAAGTGTGACTGAGGAGTACCGGAAGAAAGAGGCACTCCTAAGGGCAGAGCTGGAACAGATGGAGAACGCCGAAGAGCGTGACGAGGCCGCGATCGCAAAGAAAAAGACAGAGATCAATAACTGCAAAGCATCTCTGAACAAATACGAGAAGGCCCTAGAAGATGTCACAAAGCAGATCGAGGGCCACTCCGCGCAGCTCAAGGAGTGGGGCGATAAGCTCCAGTCGGTCGGCAAGAAGATGCAGGACGTAGGGAAGACCCTCACGACGCACGTCACCGCGCCAATAACGGCGGTCGGCGGCGCTGCGGTCGCGGCTTTTAAAGAGGTCGATGGAGCATACGATACTGTCATCAAGAAGACCGGCGCGGCGGGGGATGCGGCTCAGGAA